GAGGTCATACGAAAAGACGAAAGGGTTAACCAAATGAAAGATAATTTTACAGACAGTTTAGCGATGTTGTTGCACCACGAGGGAGGCTATGTAAATCATCCTAAAGATCCGGGAGGGGAGACAAATCTAGGTGTTACCAAAAGAGTGTATGACGAGTGGGGAGGAGAAAAAAACATGAAGGATCTTACCCCAGACGACGTAGCACCTATTTATAAAGAAAACTACTGGAATCGACTTAAATGTGACGACCTCCCTAGTGGCTTAGATTTTTGCGTTTTTGATTGGGGTGTGAATAGCGGCACAGGTCGTGCAGCTAAAGCGTTACAGAAAATTGTAGGTGCAAACCAAGATGGAGCAATAGGTCCTAAGACGCTTGCTTTGATAAACGGACAGAACCCTAAATTTATGGTGGAGCAATTTGGTAAAATACGTCAGGAGTTTTATGAAGGTTTATCAACTTTTAAAACTTTTGGTAAGGGTTGGACCCGTAGAAACAAAGAAACAACGGAGGCTTCTATCAGTATGATAAAATAGGGGTGGCGTTTTTATATCAGACATGCTAAGAGTATAACCAATCTTGTAAGATTAGATATGGGGATATAAGATGGATGAGATATTTATTGCAGATTCCGTATTTAAAATTATAAGAGAAAGACGACAAAATGTTTCCGATATACTCGGAGGAGATAATATTCGAGATATGGAGCATTACAAGAAACTCATGGGCATCCTTGATGGCCTAAATTATGTAGAACAGGAACTCAAGAGCCTGCTAAACAAACAGGAGCGCAGCATTGACTGACACACAAACTGAGGAACCAGAACTGAAAGATGCTTGGCAAGCGCCAAAAGAAGAATCAACAGTTTTAGATCCAGAACTTCTTAATAAATCCTTAATTGAAAGAATGCCTAATCCTACAGGTTGGCGAATATTAGTTTTGCCATATAAAGGTCAGGGTAAAACCGAAGGTGGTTTATTTCTTCCCAATACTGTTGTGGAAGAACAACAAGTTTCCACGCAAGTGGGATATGTACTTAAAGTCGGAGATTTAGCATACAAAGACGAGAAAAAGTTCCCTACGGGGCCTTGGTGTGCGGAAAAAGATTGGGTAATGTTTGCCCGATATTCAGGATCACGTTTTAAGATAGAAGGTGGTGAGGTTCGTATTCTCAACGATGATGAGATACTTGCCAAAATTTTAGAACCCACAGATATTCTTCATTTTTAGGAGCTATTATGTTAGAGAAAGAGAACGATGAAACAGATATTAGAGAAATTGAAGTCGATACTAACGAGGATACGGACGCGAATCAGGCGTCTGGTCAAGCCGGAGAAGTTATCGTCGAAACCGGGTCGTCCCAAGAAGACGACCAGTTCAACAAAGCCGAAAGCGCGACGCAAAAAAGGATAGACCGCTTAACTAAGAAAATGCGGACTGCCGAGCGGGAGCGAGAGGAAGCTTTACGCTATGCTCAGAAGGTTCAGCATGAAGCAAATGAACTAAAAACTCGTGTTTCTAGCATGGATCAGAACTATATAAATGAGTATAGTTCCCGTGTTGACACGCAAATGTCGGCAGCAGAGACTAAGCTTAAATCGGCAATGGAGATTGGGGATACCGCACAAGCAGTGGAAGCCCAGAAGGACATAAGCCGTTTGACCATAGAAGCGGACAGAGCATCTCAGGCTAAGGCCCAACAGGAATCTCTGAAGAATACGCCTCAACCTACGCAACAGGCTCAACCCGCCCCTCAACCCGTTAAACCACCTGATCCTAAAGCGCAAAAATGGGCAGAAAATAATGATTGGTTTGGCACAGATGAAGCGATGACGTATGCGGCTTTTGGTATACATAAACGCATGGTTGAGAACGAAGGGTTTGACCCAAGCTCAAATGAGTACTATAGTGAACTAGATAATCGTATGCGGACAGAATTTCCGCATAAGTTAAATGGAGGCGCTGAAGCACCTTCTACAGAGTCTAGGAGTAACCGACCCGCTCAGACGGTTGCTTCTGTATCACGCTCTGCTACCTCTGGGCGCAGTAAAAGTAAAAAGGTCAGACTCACCCCGACCCAAGTTGATATAGCTAAAAGATTGGGTGTGCCAATAGAAGAATACGCGAAATACGTTAAGGAGTAAAAAATGTCTGATAATAAAGAGTTAAATTTTGGAGGACCAATCGATAAAACTCCTCGCGCAAACAATACTAGAGAGAAGACGGCGCAGCGTAAGCCGTGGGCTCCACCGTCCATGTTGGACGCACCACCCGCACCAGATGGATACCAACATCGTTGGATTCGTGCTGAAGTTCGAGGGTTTGACGACCGTAAGAACATTAGTGCTAAACTAAGAGAAGGTTGGGAATTGGTAAGACAGGATGAATATCCAGATTTTGAATCTCCTGTTATTGATTCGGGTAAATATGAAGGTGTGTTCGGAGTGGGAGGCTTAATGTTAGCTCGTATACCTATTGAAACAGCCAAAGAAAGAACTGCATATTTTGAACAAAGAAATGCGGATCAGATGGAAGCTGTGGATGATAACATGATGCGAGAGAACGCTCATTCGACAATGACGATTAATAAACCCAATCGTCAATCTCGTGTAACTTTTGGTGGTTCTCAAACTAAGAATTAGGACCATCTTTTAGGATAAGGAAACCAAATTATGGCAAATCAACTATCAGGCGGCTATGGTCTTCGTCCTATTGGTAAAGTGGGTGGCAATCCTTTCAATAATGCGACAACGCAGTATGAGATTGCTAACGACTACACAACAGCTATATACAATGGCGGAATAGTAATTCCGTTAGCAGGAGGCACTATCGCGATTTCCGATCAGGCAGTTGCTCCTCTTGGCGTGTTAGGTGGTGTGGAGTATGTTGACTCAGTAACTGGTAAGACAACATGGCTCAACTACTGGCCCGGATCAAACAGTGTAAGTGTTGATACGAATCACCCTGTAAAGGCATTCGTATATGACGATCCAATGCAACTCTACGTTGTTGTTGCAGATGGAACGAACACCAATAGAGCAACCGCTCTTGCGGACACTTTTGCGAATTGTGACATGGCTAGTGTAAACAGTGGAAGCACGAACACAGGTATGGCATCAGATATGCTAGACATTAGTTCAGCGGCTACTACAAATACTTTAGACGTTCGTATCGTCGGTCTTTTTGAGGATGAGGGTAATTCCGATTATTCCGCAGCAGGGCATCAATACATTGTGCGTTTAAATCATCCATACAATTCTGGCGTCGGTGCGGCTGTAGGCACTTTTGCCACAACCGCGATATAAGGAGGTTAGGATATGGCAATTTCTCGCGCACAACTAGCGAAAGAGCTAGAACCCGGCCTAAACGCCTTGTTTGGACTGGAATACAACCGTTACGAGAACGAGCATTCAGCTATTTTCGATGAAGAGAGTTCTGATAGAGCTTTCGAGGAAGAGGTGATGCTTTCTGGTTTCTCAACAGCACCTGTCAAGCAGGAAGGATCTTCTATTTCCTTTGACAGCGCTCAGGAGACCTACACTGCTCGTTACACACACGAAACCATTGCTTTGGCCTTCAGCATTACTGAAGAGGCTATTGAAGACAATCTTTATGATCGTCTTGCAAGCCGATATACTAAGGCTTTGGCTCGTTCCATGTCTCAGACAAAGCAAATTAAGGCCGCGTCTATACTAAATAATGCTTTCAGCACTGGAGCAAGTGCGATTGGTGACGGAGCGGCGCTCTGTTCATCTTCTCACCCATCCACTTCTGGAAATCAGAGAAACCTTCTCTCAACAGCTTCTGATCTTAATGAGACTTCATTAGAGCAGATGTTGATTGATGTTGCGGGCATGACTGATGAAAGAGGCTTGAAGATTGCAGTTCGAGGATCAAAGTTGATTATTCCAAAAGAACTACAGTTTATAGCTGAAAGAGTGGTTAACTCAGCATTAAGACCGGGAACATCGGACAATGACTTAAACGCAACTAAGAGTATGGGAATGCTTCCAGACGGAGCAACAGTAAACCATTTCTTAACTGATACAGATGCGTGGTTCATTAAGACTGATGCTCCTAATGGTTTCAAAATGTTTAACAGAGCAGCTATTAAGACTGCTATGGAAGGCGATTTTGACACAGGAAACATGAGGTTTAAAGCTCGTGAGCGTTATTCCTTTGGTGTTTCTGACTGGAGATGCGTATTCGGTACACCCGGAGCGTAAGCTAGTTTATTTAAGGTTGTTAGAGGGCGGCGAAAGTCGCCCTTTATTTTTTGTAAATACTTGTTATAATGATTTATCCCTGACAGTCACATGGTGTGACTGACATTTGCCACGACAGGAGGAAAGAATGGCTAATTCAACTTTTTCAGGACCAGTAAGGTCCCAGAATGGAATGAAAGTAATAAGTAAGGATTCTTCAACTGGTTTGATCCAAGATAGAACTTTACACGACATAGGTTTAAAAGACACTCGACGATTTTATCTAGAAGAGTGGTTTCTTCAAAGACCGGGTCTTAATGCAGATATAGACCAAGTATCTACAGTAGAGGTTCAAAGAGCTTTGAACAGAAACTGGGAAGCACTTGGTACTAACATGACTACTGCATTATGTACGTTTAATACAACTTCAGCAGGAGTTGTAGCAACAACGGCAGGAGCCGATCAGGACCAAGCAATATTAACCCCTCATTTAGATACGGCAGCCACAGCATGGGCTGGTTGTAAGTGGGGAACCGAGAACCAAGTTCATTTTGAAACATCTATTGCTTTACCCGCAATCGACAATCAGTGGGCGTGGGCAGGTTTAAAGCTGACCAATGTTCCTGAAGTTGCAACGGACGCTAACCAAGCCTTTTTCGTATTCGGAACAGATGCGGACAATGCGGGTCAAGCTCTGGACGATTTTACTAAATTGCATTTTGTTCATAGCATCGGTGGAACAGATTATATTAGTCAGTTACCGATTACGGTAGCCGCTACTACTATTTATCATCTAAAAATTGCATTTGACAGCGATAGAAAGATGTCCATTTTTGTTAATGGTACTCAGTATAACATAACAAGTACTTCTGGTTCTACTGGTGGAACGGCTGTTACTACTGGAACTACCCAATCAGCGGCCATGACCGATGATATTGATTTAATTCCTTATATAGGGATTGAAGCAAATGCGGCAGCGGCAGAAGCGATACATTGTCATTATGTTGCAATGAGTAGGATAATTAACGAATAAAAAATAAGTGGGGGGTAATTCCCCCACATTTTTAGGAGAATTATATGGCAAGTTCAGATGTAAAAGCGCTGACAGTTAACGATGAAAACGCAGCTGATGCGGATAGATTAGTTACTGCGGCAAGACCTGATACCTCCGCAACTATGGCACAAACCACTCATGCGGGTGGAGCGGCTAGAAATGTTACGGTCACTACGGCGGGTACGGGTGATAACAGTAAAACATGTACTATTACGGGAACGGATGTATTTGGCGATGCGATGACGGAAGTTATAACATCAACAGGTTCCGCAGAAACAGTGGCGGGAGAAAAGTTATTCCTTACTGTTTCCGCAGTCGAATGTTCCGCAAAATATGCCGCCAATATTACGGTAGGTTCAGGTACGCTTTGTGCCCAAGCTATTGGTGATGGTGGTCGTATTCGTTTAAAAGGTCTCTCCGTAGTTTCTGGGGGCACAGCGGGAACAGTTTCGTTTTATAATGGAACCCCCGAAAGTGGTACGGCGTTGTTTAAAGCTAGGACTATTGGTACAGCAAACCAGACTATAGATAGATCGGTTCCAGAAGAAGGAGTTTTATTTGCAAGTGGCATGAGTGTTTCATACACCTTGGATGTTGCTGATATGATGACTTTCTTTTATGCATAAGAGGTTTACATGGCAGTTTCAGGAAGCACTAATTTTGAGTTAGATGTCTCAGACTATATTGAAGAGGCGTTTGAAAGATGCGGTTTAGAAGTTAGAACGGGTTATGATTTAAAAACGGCTAAGAGAAGCCTTAATCTTATGTTAGCCGAATGGTCTAATCGTGGTCTTAATCAATGGACTATCACACAGCGCACACAAACTGTGGCAGCGGATGATACGGAATATTCGTTAGGAACGGATGTTATAGACATTCTATCAGCGGTTGTTCGTAGAAGTAGTGTCGATTATTCTTTGGAAAGAGTAAGCCGAGATCAGTATTTAAGTATACCTAACAAAGCAAGTACGGGAAGACCTTCTCAGTTTTTTCTGGATAGACAGACTACTCCAAACCTAAAAGTTTGGCCCGCTCCTGAGAATAGCACGGATGTTATCTATTATAATGCTTTAACTCGTATGGATGACGCAGATACTTTCCTAAACACCATGGACATACCGTTCAGGTTTTACCCATGTTTGGCAGCAGGATTGGCGTATTATATCGCTATAAAAAAGGCTCCTGATCGTATTCAGCTTTTAAAGGCCGTTTATGAAGAAGAGTTTGATAGAGCCATGCAAGAGGATAGAGACCGAGCTTCTTTTAATGTTGTTCCGGGGTATGCTTATCTGAGGGTGAATTAATGGCTAGAACCGCTTCTACAAAACATGCTTTTGGTATATCGG